AAAGAGGCAGAGGCAAAAACAGAAAGCTGACTCCTGAAGAAGTTGCGCAAAGAAGAGCATCGGAAATTAATGAACCAGTTATGAGTCCAGCTACGCAAATGCGAAACGCAATGGGGAGCACAGCCATGCGAGCCAAACAAGTTGGAGACGAAACCATGGGAATGATTAGAGATTCAGTTATGAAAATGGATCTTCCAGCAGCTAAAAAAGTAGAGACGATTAAATCAGCAGCAACAGCAATTAGAAACGCAACTCCGGCTCAACTGGCTCAATCAAATCCAGCGCAACTTTCTATGGATATTATGAAAATGGTAGGAGCAGGAGGAGCAGGATTTATTGGAGGCTCAATGATGGAAGGAGCGGCCAGAGAAGGCAGACTTCCTGAAATGATACAAGATTCTTTTTTAGTCAGACCAGAATTCAGAGGCATGAGAGAGCCAAGCCAAGCTGTTGGTAAAATGGACACAGGGCTTGTTCGTGATGCTGTTGGTGAAATGATGGACGCAACTCAGATGGGTTACGACATGCCTGATCCAGAGCCAGGACTTGAAGAATTTTCTTTCCTGTCCCCTGAAGACTTGCTGTTGAACGAGTTGTTTCGAGACTAACCAATGGCAATAGGCGACAACAAGCCGACCAATATAGATCGGATTTCTGATCTAATCGACTTAGACGTCGAAGCAGGCGAAACAGTAGAGATCGAAGAACCAATGTCCATGGACCAAGGTGCTTCGGTATCGTTTATTGAAGACGGATCAGCGGAAATAAATTTTGGTCCGGAAGAAATGGACATGGATTTCATGGATCAGATTCCTTTCGACGCAAACCTAGCGGATTATTTAGAAGAAGGCGAACTGGGACTGATTGCCAATGATCTAGTCGGCGACTTTGACGAAGATCATGCAAGTCGTGGCGAATGGGAACAGACTTATGTCGAAGGCTTAGACCTACTCGGTTTCAAATACGAAGATCGCGACCGTCCGTTTCCGGGCGCAAGCGGCGTCACCCACCCCCTTTTAGCAGAATCGGTTACTCAATTCCAAGCTCAAGCCTTTAAAGAGCTTTTACCATCAAAAGGACCTGTAAAAACACAGGTAATGGGCATGGAAACACCTGAAATTGAGGCGCAAGCCAATCGAGTTCAAGAGTACATGAATTACCAAATAACCACCGAAATGCAGGAATATACCCCTGAAATGGACCAATTATTGTTCTATTTACCGCTTGCAGGCTCTGCGTTTAAGAAAGTTTATTTTGATCCAAGCAAACAAAGAGCGGTCAGTACCTTTGTACCTACAGAAGATTTAGTTATTCCATACACAGCCAGTGATATTGAAACGTGCGAGCGCGTAACACACATTGTCAAAATGACATACAACGAAGTTCGAGCGCAACAACTTGCAGGATTCTACAGAGACATATCCATTGAGCCGTCCGAGACAAACATAGAAAGCAAACCACAAGACAAAGTGGAAGATCTCGAAGGCGTGTCGGCTAGTGGCGCAACAGAAATGATGTATGAGCTTTTGGAGTTTCATGTGTCCATGGACATACCGGGATTTGAAGATCCCGACGGGCTGCACATTCCTTATATTATTACTGTTGATCGAACATCAAACAAAGTTTTGTCCATCCGTAGAAACTACGATCAAAACGATCCTTTAAAAAGAAAGACTCAGTATTTCGTTCATTACAAATTCCTTCCAGGATTGGGTTTCTACGGATTCGGACTCATTCACATGATCGGCGGTTTGTCTAAAACTGCAACAGCGGCCCTTAGACAATTAATAGATGCGGGAACCCTCGCGAACCTTCCTGCTGGATTTAAAGCAAGAGGTCTTAGAATCAGGGATGATGAGACTCCGCTAGAGCCGGGAGAGTTTCGCGATGTTGATGCACCGGGAGGCGCGCTTCGAGATTCCTTAGTACCATTGCCTTATAAAGAACCATCGCAAACATTGCTTGCATTGATGGGAACTTGTGTTGAAGCCGGACAACGTTTTGCTTCTTTGGCAAACCTACAAATCGGCGAAGGCAATCAAGAACTACCCGTCGGCACAACCATGGCTTTATTAGAGCAAGGCACTCGTGTCATGTCGGCAGTACACAAACGATTGCACTACGCACAAAAAACAGAATTTAAAATACTGGCAAGATTGTTTGCTCAGTATCTACCACCAGAATATCCATATCTTGTTGCTGGCGGAGATCAGATGATTAAACAACAGGACTTCGACGACCGCGTTGATGTGGTTCCTGTTTCTGATCCAAACTTCTTCTCAATGAGTCAAAGAATTTCACTTGCACAACAAGAACTACAACTGGTGCAAAGCAATCCAGAAATACACAACATTAAAGAATCCTATCGCAGAATGTACGAAGCGTTAGGAACAGAAAACATTGAAGCACTGTTACTGCCTGATCCACCACCTCCCGCTCCTGTGGACCCAGCGTCAGAAAACGGTGCATCATTAATGGGTGCTCCAGCGACAGCGTTCCCTGAACAAGAACACATGACGCACATTGAGGCGCACCTAACCTTATTAGAAAGTCCTGTGGCCATGATGAACCCAGCAACGGTTCCATCTTTGGTGTCACATATCTTTCAACACATATCATTAGAAGCACAGAAAGTTGCCGATCAACAAATGCCTGAACAACCTATGCCACAGCAACCGGGTATGCCGCAACAACCGCCTCCACCTAATCCACAGAAAGAGGCGCTTAAAGCACAAATTGAGCTACAACTAATGGAAACAATTATGCCTTCCCTTGAAGAAATCTTGACACCACCGGATGACGGAGTGGTACAATTAAAACAACAAGAGCTTCAGATAAGATCGCAAGAAAACCAAGACGATAAAGAAATTGCTGAGAAAAAGTTAAAACTAGACAAAGCAAAACTTGTGCAGAAAGATCAAGCGGAAGAAGAAAAAATTAAATCTCAAGAAGACATCGCAGCACTAAAAGCCGGCGTTGAAAGAGAGAGAATTAAAAAAGACATGGAAAAAGACAGTGGCAAGACGACCTAGCACAACAGGACCTAGAAGAATTGGTATGCCTAGTACAACAACGGGTCCAATGATAATTCCTATAATTAAGGAACGGCCTTTTAAAAAGAGACCACCAATAAAACAGTTTCTCCAACGTCCATTAAGTATTGAACAAAGACGTCCACCAACTATAGAAGAGCGGGTTGCACAAGTTTTATCAGGACCTAGTTTTCCAGGAAGGCAGATGCCAAAAATTCCTGAACAACCCATGCGGATGGCAGAACCTGTTGGTCCGGTTACAGACACGACAACAATGCCGTCTATGCCTACAACAGGCATAGCTTCTTTATCTGACGTTTTACCTTTAATAGATATGGGAGGAGAAGACATTATGCAACTTTTGTCCGGTCTTCCTAAAACACCGCCAACACCTGTGCAACCACCTGTGATGCCTATATCTGGAAATATGAATCCTGGAAGCCAAATTGTGGATGATGAACCATACCGTGATAGTTATAGGATGATGGAAGATCCAGAAGAAAGGATGGCAAGACGAAGAAGAGAAATGGAAGAAAGTATTTTGAACATGCCTAAACTAATATCTGGAAACATAGATCCTGGAAGCCAAATTGTGGATTGGGAAAATGATCCAAACCGCTATGGAAATTATAGGGTGATGGAAGATCCAGAAGAAATTGTCGCAAGACGAAGAAGAGAAATGGAAGAAAGTATTTTGAACACGCCTAAACTAACCACGGACCCTATTCCTGATCCAATAACAGGAGACAGGTATCCTGTGCAACCGATGATGCCACTAGAGATATTACCAGCGCCGGAAACCGCACCTTCACCAGAACCAATGATGCCGCCAGAAGATTTTAGTTTGCCTATACCATCGGTTCCCGAACCAATGATGCCCCCAGCGCCGGAAACAGAAACCGCACTAGAACCAATGATGCCCCCAGCGCCGGAAACAGAAACCACACCTGTTCAAGGCATGACCATGGAACAAATGCAACAAATGATTGCCGATATGCAAGCGCAACAACAAGAACAAGCGGTAGCAAAAGCAATTCAAGAAAAAGAAATGGCACAAAATTATATGGTTCCCACAAGTAGAATGGGATACAATCCTTATTTAAGTGGTCAGTATCAATCAGATCCGTACGGACCATCCGGAGTACCCAACATGGGAGGAATAACAACTATTCCAGTCCCTGATGGATATGGAATTTACAACCCTGTATATGGTAGGTAACAATAGGAGCTAGAGATAGATATTTTAGAGTTCGCGACAGCTGTGCAGCGCGCAATTGGGAAAAAAGAGCAGCAGATACAAGAAATGATGATCAATGGTGAAACAAAAGATTGGTCACATTACCGTAATCTGGTCGGCCAAATAGAAGCGCTAAACTTCATTCGCGAAGAAATTAGAACCATTCTTAAAAATCAGGATATAGAATAATGGCTAAAACAGCGCTGGAACAAAAATGGGCTACAGAACAGTCCGAAAAAACCCCCTTAGAAAAAGTATATGACGAAGGCATTGAGCTGGACTCAACCAAAGTTGGTGAAGATTTATTAGAAAGTCTTCCAGAACCGACTGGATGGAGAGTAATGATTCTTCCTTTTAGAGGTGAAAGAAAAACAAAGGGTGGAATTGAGCTGACAGACGAAACACTTGGAAGACAACAAGTCAGCACTGTTTTAGGTTATGTTCTAAAAGTTGGTTCCCTAGCCTATACCGGAGAAAGATTTTCAACAGGTCCTTGGTGCGAGGAGGGAGATTGGGTAATGTTTGGTCGTTACGCAGGATCTCGTTTTCAAATTGAGGGCGGTGAAATAAAAATACTCAATGACGATGAAATCATTGCAAGAGTACCTAACCCAGAAGCAATTCTGCATCAATTTTAACATGAGGAAAAAATCATGCCAGAGCACAAACTAAACCTAAACCCTGCTGAAGAGCTTGTACAAATTGACGATACAGGACCTGAAGTAGATGTAGAAATCGAAGAAACTCAAAACTCAACTTTTGAAGCACAGCCTGTAAAAGAAAACATCTTAGAGGCGATGCCTGAAGAAAAAGTAGAAGAAAAAGTAGAAGACGAGCACGAAGAATACAGTAAAGGTGTACAGAAACGGATCGGCAAACTCACTGCAAAATTGCGAGAAGCAGAACGCAGAGAACAAGCGGCCACACAATACGCACAAAACGTACATAAAGAAAACTCAACGCTTAAACTACAAAAACAAAACACAGACGGAAATTATATTCTTTCAGAAGCAAACAGAATAACAGCAGAAACAGAAGCAACGAAAACACTATTACAAAAAGCGAACGAAGAACAAAACATAGATGCGCAAGTAGACGCGCAACAAAAATTGGCATCTTTAGCGGTAGAGGCTCAACGCGTACAAGCACTCAACCAAAGAAGAACTCAACAGCCTGTACAAGAGCAACAAGAGTTTGTACAACAAGAACAAGAGGCTCCTATGAAACCCGATCCCAGAGCAGAAGCTTGGGCAGAAGGCAATTCTTGGTTTGGCGATGATCGTGCAATGACGATGACTTCTTTCGCTATTCACGAAGATTTGTTGAATGAAGGGTTTGACGCGACAAGCGATGAGTATTATAGTGAGATAGATAAACGAATACGAGACGAATTTCCCCATAAATTTGGAGAAACGTCTCAACAAAGTCGTCCCGCCCAAGCGGTAGCCCCTGCAAAACGCAGCGCTAAAACTGGGCGCAAGTCTGTGAGACTCACACCTTCACAGGTAGCAATAGCGAAGAAGCTAGGTGTGCCTTTAAATGAATACGCGAAATATGTTGAATAAACGTGGAGACAACAATGACAAAAAACAATAAAGTCGACGCAAGTCGCGAACCACGCGAAGCCCAAACTCGTGAGAAAAAACAAGCGAGAAAACCTTGGGCTCCACCATCCGCTTTGGATGCACCGAATCCTCCAGAAGGATACGTTCACCGTTGGGTAAGAATGGAAGCTAGAGGTCAAGACGATCAGAAAAATGTGATGGCTAGACTTCGTGAAGGCTGGGAACCTGTGAGAGCAGATGAACATCCTGATTTCGATTCTCCCGTAATGGAAGAAGGTAAATTTCAAGGAGTAATTGGTGTTGGCGGATTGATTCTTTGTAGAATCCCAATCGAAACCGTCCAAGAAAGGACCGCTTACTTTACAACAAAGGCAGAGGGACAAATGGACGCGGTTGATAATGATTTGATGAAAGATGGAACACATCCTAGTATGTCAATTAGTAAACCTAATAGGCAATCTCGCGTAACAATTGGCGGAACTCAAGGTTCATCGAACTAAGGGTTTTTAATAATAATTCTTGAATAGAGGAAAAGTTTAACATGGCAAACGTAGACAAGGCTTTTGGTCTAAGACCTTATAAAGGCCTAAATGTTGGTTCAGCTGTACAAGAAGCTAATAAATATAGTATTGATCCTTCCGGATATGGTACAAGCATCTTTCAAGGTGACTTGTGTATATTCGCAGGCGGATATATTAATAGAGCAGCAGCTTCTTCAGCTAACATAGTCGGTGTGTTCTCACATTGTTACTATGTCAACTCAAGCGGTGAGCCTACCTTCTCGAATTACTATCCAGCTAGTACAACGGCACTCGGAAGCGGAGCTATAGAATGTTATATCTATGACGACCCTAACCAAATGTTTCTAGTACAAGCGGATGGTGCTTCAGCCGTAACATGTATTGGTAGA